TGGAATACAGACTAAACAACCTAGATATTTTGGAAGTATTCCGTGAAGATTATTGGCAAGAAACGACGTAAACTCTAAAGTAAGGCATGTTGGACGGGAGTTCGATTCTCCCCATCTCCACCAGTAAGTATATTAGTGCCACTTAATCAATATATGCGGAGTAATTCTAGACACACCTTCCGCGGGTTACCGAGATTGCAAGCTCAGACTAATATACTTACTAATGGGGATGACCAGGTTTCGACAGCGTGAGAGTATTATTTTTATAAATAAATGTATAGGAGAAAGCTATGCATTATTACATTTATAAAATAACTAATTTACTTAATGACAAAATTTATATTGGTGTACATAAAACTAAAAATCTTGATGATGGATATATGGGGTCTGGGCAAATCATCAAAGACGCCATAATAAAATATGGAATTGATAATTTTAAAAAAGAAATACTACAAGAGTTTTTAACAGAAGATGAAATGTACTCTAAGGAAAAAGAACTTGTAAATATTGATTTTGTTAGACGCAAAGACACATACAATCTAGCTATTGGCGGATTAGGACAATATGGTGGAATTGCATTTGCCGACCGGTTAAACGAAGATAAAGAGTTTGCAAAGCAGTGGGCAGAACGAGTTAGTCAACAAAATAAAGCTGGGAGAAAAGGTTCTTTTAATGACCCAGGGCATCTTAAAAAAGTTATAGCACTCTCAAAAACAGATGAAGCTTTAACTAAAATGAAAAACACCATGAAAGAAAAAGAGCACCAAAAAGGTGTAAACAATTCTCAATATGGTAAAAGATTTATGTGGGTTACTGATGGTATAAGTAGTATTAAATTAAACCTTACTTCTGAAATACCTGAAGGGTGGATTAGAGGTAAAACACAAAAGAATTCGTTGAAGGTAGAGGTATGAGTTCAAGACGCGGGTTCAATTCCCGCCATCTACACTAAGGGTATTTGAGAAAAGTATCTTTAGTGTGGATGAACTGGGATCGATTGAGGTCAAAGGGCTACTGGAGAATCGTGGAAATAACACGTTAAAGTTAAACAAGTATAACTGCAAACGATGAGTTATTCGCATTAGCGGCTTAATTGCCACTTAGGGTTTCGATAGGTTTCCTCGTAACAGAATAACCTATCAATTTTATAAAGGAGTAACATATGTTAGAAACTTTATTCTGGATTTTAGTTGGTGCGTTTATTGGTTGGCATGTTGAGCAATCCACATGGGCAAAAACATTGAAACAAAAAGTTTTAGGACTTTTTGGTAAATAGATATATAAATAGAAAAGGCAGACCCGCTAGAATTCTGCCTCCGTTGAAGCGAAATCGGGATGGGCTGCTCTCACGGGGTTTGATAGGTTCCTGACACAAAAATATCTATCATTTTATCTACGCCTTCGGGGTAGAATTTTTAATAACACTCGCCAATAGGGAGAAATAGTATGACAAATTTAGCAACAGGCCGCATTAAATTTGGGTCGTTAGAATCTTCAACAATTTTAGGTACTTCATTGGGTTACGACTCATTGTTTGCCGATATCGATAGACTGCTCAATCGGTCGACTCAACCATCAGAAAAATACCCACCACACAATATCATTAAACTCGATGACTATAACTACGTCGTAGAGTTAGCTATTGCTGGTTTTTCAAAAGATGATATCGACATCACAGTAGCTGATGGATCGCTAATTGTGAAGGGTGAAAAGAAGCAAACAGAAGAAGAGTCCTCATTTTTAGACAATGTGGATTACTTACACAAGGGAATTTCCGCTAGAGCATTCACTAAATCAATTAGTATCGTAGACACAGTCGAAGTGTTGGGTGCTGAGTATGTCGATGGTATTTTACGTATCAGATTAGAAAACGTTATTCCAGAATCTAAGAAGCCACGTAAGATTATTATTGCTAACGGTAACCTACCATTGGTAGAACCAACGAAGACTGAAAAACAACTTTTAGTGGAAGATTAATCATGAGGGGACTTAGGTCCCCTTTTATATAGGGTGAACATTATGAAAACAAATGCAACATTTAACTTATCAAAACCAATCAAACGACTCTTGTCTACTATGACAGGAGAGCCTCGAAGACTATTCAAACTAGCAATGATTCAAGCAGAGTCTACAAGAAACACATCTGAAAGAGTTATCTTGACTGGTAAAGAAACTAAGCCAAAATAGTATGAAGCAAAAATGGATTGATGCTTATATGGATACGGCTGAGCGATTTGCTCAGTTGTCTTCAGCAACTAGACTAAAAGTGGGTTCGATTATAGTTAAAGATAATCGAATAATCAGTATTGGTTACAACGGTATGCCTGCAGGTTGGGATAATGTATGTGAGTTTACCAATGAGAATAATGACATTGAAACTAAAGTAGAAGTTGTTCATGCTGAAGCAAACGCTATTATTAAATTAGCTAGAGATGGTGAGTCTGGTAAAGACTCTACTCTTTTTGTTACGCATGCACCATGTATTCAGTGTGCAAAATTAATTTACGGTTCAGGTATAAAGAAAGTTTATTATAAACATACATATAGAAGTAATCAAGGTATTCAATTTCTTTTGAAATGCGGTATTGAAATAAACAACATAGGAGAAAAATAAATGGCATTAAATTTAACAATCGATAAACTTAAACAATGCGTTAAGAACAACAAACAACCAGAACAACTTTTAAAAGCACTCACAGTTGCTTTTCCAAAATACGATATTAATACGGCAGAACGTGCTGCTGGCTTTTTAGCTCAGTGTGGACACGAGTCTATGGACTTTACTGTATTGAAAGAAAATTTAAACTATGGTGCTAAAGGCCTTCGTGGAACATTTGGTAAATATTTTGCAGACGATGCAATCGCAACGAAATACGAACGCAAGCCTGAAATGATTGCCAATCGAGTGTATGCTTCTCGTATGGGCAATGGTAACGAAGCTAGCGGTGATGGTTATAAGTATCGCGGCCGCGGTGCTATTCAGTTAACGGGTCGTGATAATTACTCAGCGTTTGCAACAGCAATCGGCAAATCTATTGACGAGACTATCGCTTATCTTGAAACTCTAGACGGTGCAATCGAATCTGCTTGTTGGTTCTGGAAGAAAAACGGCTTAAATGAGATTGCAGATAAAAAAGATATCCTAGCAATGACTAAGCGTATCAACGGTGGCACTATTGGATTGGAAGACCGTAAGAAACATTATGAGCATAACTTGAAAGTATTAGCTTAATGATTAATCCTCAAACAGTTTCAATCTTTATTGAAGCTAGTGGTCAAGAAGTATGTGAAGAAAATCAAGACCTTTATGCAACATTAATTGAAGAAGAATACAAAGAATTCTTGCAAGCTAGACAAAACAATGATAATATTGAAGAACTCGATGCTTGTATGGATATGATTTGGGTTATTCTAGGTTATTGTCACATGAAGGGCTTCGATGTGAATGGTGCCTGGGAAGAAGTAAAACGTAGCAATCTCGATAAGATTGACTACGAAACAGGTAAGGTGATTCGTAGAGCGGATGGTAAGATTCTCAAACCAGAGGGTTGGACTCCACCTAATCTTGAATCTTTTGTATAACTCATTGTGAGGTTATTATGAACAATTTTGTAAATCTTTTAAAATCAATTCTTAACTTTTTATTAGGAAAGAAAAAACAACACAAAACAGTCCAAGAAACTGTTTATGAAACTATTAAATCTTTCGGTCAACGTGGATGTATTAGTGACCAAGTATTGAAACGTAATCCATCAATGCCATATCCATCTGTGACAGCAAGATATCGAGAGTTACTTGAAAAGAATCTTGTTGAGTTCACTGGTGAACACAGACCCGGTAATACTGGTCGTTCGCAACGTGTAATGAGGGCTAAAGTATAATATGAAAAACATTAATGATTATTCGAGTGTAGCAAAAAATATTGCGACATCTAAAAAATTACCCAAGTCTTTAAAATACGATTTGTATCTTCGAGAGTATGATGACATGGTAGAAATTTTAGGTTTAGTTGATGACCCAACATTGGATGCTAAAGAGTTCAAAGGAAAAGATAACATGTTTCCTAAGAAATGGGTAACACTTGATATATTATCTGTCGCAGAAGTGGAGAAGTATGATGCAAGAGGTTAAACTAATCACATTTAAAACAAATCATACCATCATAGGAAAAGTTGAGATAAACAAAGAGCAGGGATTTGTTTCAGTTAAACAACCAGTTCAAGTTATTGTTGTGCCACCAAAATCTGCAAATGACCAAGGTGGCATAGCATTTTCACCATATCTCGAATTCTCACAAGAGTTCACAAGTGGTATACAGATTAGCGCAGACGATGTGTTAATTTTATCAACACCAGTTGTTGAACTCGAAAATCAATATAACCAAGTATTCGGTTCTGGCATACAAATTGCTTCAACTTTGCCAGGAAAATGATATAATAGCTGAATGAAAAATTACTATACAAGCGTAGTGGCTTCAGGTAGTAACATTTTATTTAGAGGTATTAAAGACGGTAGGCGAATGAAACTGAAAATTCAGTATTCGCCTACTTTGTATTTGCCCTCAAAATATGAAGTTACTGACTATAAGTCTTTATCAGGTGAATATCTGCAACCTAAAAAGTTTGACACTATTCGTGAAGCAAGAGACTTTGTTAAACGATATGAAGATGTAGAAAACTTTAAAGTGTATGGAAATTCTGGTTACGAATATGCCTTTATTGCCGATGAGCATAAGGGTATGATTGACTGGGATTTTAAAGACATCTTAATAGGTGTAATCGATATTGAAGTTGCCTCTGATAACGGTTTTCCAGACCCCAAATTAGCTGCTCAACCAATAACAGCGATTACTATCATGTATGTTGGTGGTGACACGTATACTTTTGGTTGTGGAGATTACACAGTCAAGGGTGAAGAGAAATATACTAAATGCTCTGACGAGTATGAGTTATGTTCCAAATTTCTAAATCTATGGTCTGAGAATTGTCCAGATGTTGTTTCTGGTTGGAACTCTGTTGGGTTTGATATACCATATATCATCAATAGATTCAAGAAAATTCTAGGTGAAGATACAACTAAAAAACTATCTCCTTGGAATGTGATTACTGAACGTGAACGAGTTTCGAGTTTAGGTAAAGAATATACGACATATACTATTGTTGGTTTAGCATCGTTAGACTACATGGAATTATATAAAGCATATTCTCCAGAGGGTAACTCACAAG